TCGATCAACCAACTGACAATCCTAAAACTGCATTGAACTATCAGTTTATGTATAAACAATTAGAAAGTGCTGTTGAGGAAATTTTAGTTAAGTATCCTAATGATGATATTGTAAAAGAATTAAAACAAAATCTTATTAGAAATTTAAGACCGATACTTGAGCAATTGAATAATGAGTAAAAGAATATTCAATCTAAAACCTAGTTATGTCCCCTCTGCTTATGGGGGGATATACTTTCTTATTGGTAAAGAAACAAAACTTATTCGTTATATTGGAATGTCGCTTTTTGACGTTCATCAACGCTTACGTTCTTATGATTTAGATAGAATGAACTGCGTTGTAAAAATACTGCGAGTAAAAGATCATAATAAAATAAGATGGTATGAAAGACGTTGGATACAAAAGTACAAACCAACGTGGAATAAATTAATACCACCAAAAAGAACTAACTCTTTACACAATCCTTATATCTAAAAAGTTACAGGCAGCAGGTAGATGCTGCTGCCTGGTATCATCACCTTCCCGAAGCTGTCGTTGCTAGAAGGCTCAATATCTAGTACGACATAAGATCAATAACCACAACATTTTGTGACGTTCTACAACTTACAATGGAACACAGAGATCGCCTTGAGAATAAGATCTATACATATAGTCGAGTTTATTTTATTATGATACAAAAGGGGACCCAAAATGAAAATGAAATGTATCCCTATTTCAATGGCTGAAGCTAACAATTTTATAATTAAGTTACATCGACATAGTAAGAAGGTAAGAGGTTGTAAATTTTGTTTAGGAGCTTTGAAGAATGATAAATTAGTAGGAATCCTAGTGCTTGGTAGACCTGTAGCTAGAAAGTTAGATAATAGGTATACTGCAGAGGTACTAAGAACCTGTTCTGATGGAACAAAAAATGTTAATAGTTTTTTGTATGCAAAAGCTTGGAACATATGGCAGCTTATGGGTGGTAAAAAAATTATTACTTATACCCTACAAAAAGAGTCAGGTATTAGTTTGAATGCTTGTGGCTTTGAAAAAGAAGCTGTCACTCGACCTTTTGCAAAAGGTAAAGGTTGGACAACTAGACCAGGTAGGGAGTGGCAAGAAAAAGTACATAATGAGATTAAATATAGATGGTGCAAAAAGAATTATTAACAGACGACCAGTTAAGAGCTGTTGTTGAAAAAAAATTTATAGAACATATTAAACTTTGTCAGGATAATTTTATATATTTTGTAAAAAATGTTTGGCCTGACTTCATATGTAGATTAGACAAGGACCCAAAAAGATGGGGGCACCATCAGATAATAGCAGCAGAATTTACTAAAATATCAAAGGAACGTAAAGGAAGGCTCATAATTAATATGCCTCCTAGACATACTAAATCAGAATTTGCATCATATTTATTTCCTGCTTGGATGATAGGGAAGTTTCCAAAATTAAAAATTATGCAGGTATCACATAACTCAGAATTATCAGCAAGGTTCGGTTCAAAGGTTCGTAATCTAATGGACAGTCCAGAGTATAAACAGATCTTTGGAGATGTTAAACTAAGAGAAGATAGTAAGGCTAAAGGACGTTGGGAGACCAATCATGGTGGCGAATATTATGCAGCGGGGGTAGGCGGTTCTATCACAGGACGAGGGGCGGACTTACTTATTATCGATGATCCACATACTGAGCAAGATGCTTTGTCTGATACGGCTATGGAAAAAAGTTTTGATTGGTATGTATCAGGACCCAGACAACGTTTGCAACCTGGAGGAACAATTGTTGTTGTAATGACAAGATGGGCTCAGGATGACCTTACAGGCAGATTGATCAAGGCGCAAAAAGAACCAAAGGCAGACAGGTGGAAACAAATTTCTTTCCCTGCAATCATGCCTAATGAAGAACCTGTGTGGCCTGAGTATTGGGAGAAAGAAGAATTACTGAAAGTTAAAGCATCTTTACCAATAAGAAATTGGTCAGCACAATACATGCAAGAACCAACTTCTGAAGAAGGTGCAATTATAAAACGAGAATGGTGGAGATCTTGGAAGAAAAAAGATGTTCCAAATTTACAAGGAATTATACAATCTTATGATACAGCATTTTCAAAAAAAGAAACTGCAGACTACTCTGCTATTACAACTTGGGGAATATTTTTTCCAGAAGAAGGCAAAGAACCAAATGTTATCCTACTAGACGCGATGAAGGGTAAGTATGATTTTCCTGAATTAAAAGCTATAGCTCTTGAACAGTACAAGTACTGGGAGCCTGAGACCGTGGTTATTGAAGCTAAGGCAACAGGACAACCACTCGCTCAAGAATTTAGACGAATGGGAATACCCGTGGTAGATTTCGTACCAACCAAGGGTAAAGATAAATTTGTCAGAGTTAACTCGGTTGCACCACTTTTCGAATCTGGAGCCATATGGTATCCAGAGGGAGAACACTGGGCTGAGGAAGTGATTGAAGAATGCGCTGCATTTCCTCATGGTGCACATGATGACTATGTAGATAGTATGTCCCAAGCCATGTTAAGATACAGACAAGGTAATTTTATAGAACTACTTACTGATTGGAAAGAGGATATGTATGACTATCCTAATCCAAAACAGTACAAATATTATTAGGAGGAAAAAAATGGATACAGGTGATACAGCCACTAGCTTATTAGAACAATTAGAAAAAGCAAAAAAAGAAGGTAAGGTAGAAAAAAAGACATCAAAATTTTTAAAGAAAAAAACCAGAGGCGAAAAATTAAACAAAGCTTTAAAAAAAGCTGCTTATGGTGATGACATGAGTAAACTTGGTAAGGACTTGGGTAAAATGGGAAATCCTGCTGTTGTTTTTACTTTTGAAGACGCGAGAGAAAATCAAATGCTAAATAGAGATATCCCTACAATGAATGAAGGTGGAGATGTTGTTGTTGGTAAAGGTGGAGAGTATATTAAAGATCTTATCAAGTAATGTCTGACATCAACAAAACTATCGAAGAAATTTTAGCAGAAGAGCCGACCAATGCAGTTCCTGCAAAACCTGACGAAGGGTTTGATTATGATCCTTCTCCCGTAGGTGGGCTTTTAACTTTAGGAGCAGTCGGTGGAGCTGCTGCTTATTTTTTAAATCGTGCACCTGGGATCGGGAGGGTTGCACGTGTGTTCGGGACTAAGATACCTAGGAACCCCGAAACACGGAACACGGTGCCAGCTATTAAAGATCAGGTCGATGAAGTTTTAGAAATAGTCCCAACAAAGATGGATAGAGCTAAATCTGTTTTAGCAGAACAAGCTCAAAGAAAACCTGCAAACACTTTTGATGAACTTGGTAAACAGATAAAAGCAAGAGTAGATTTGAACCCTTTATCAGTAGGTGGTAAGTCTACAAGATTTGGTTCTGCAGCTTATGACTTTCTAGCAAAACATCCTAGTAACAAACCAATTAAAGCTAAAAATTGGATAAATGAATTTCAAAATGAAAACAGAATGGGTACACTAAAAGTACCTAACACAAAAATTAGATCTAACATCACAAGAGAAGAATTAGAAGAAACAAACATTGCCAAGTTTGATAAAGATGGAAAACTTATTGGTGGCTTTTTAAAAGTTGCAGATGAAAAAAATATACCCGTTAGTAAATTTGATTTACTTTCTATGATAGAAAAATCTCCTGCACTGAATCTAAAAACAAAAAGACATTTCTATGTAGCTGATGTTGATAAGAAAACTGATCTTGCTGCTAATTTGTTTGTCGCAAAAGCAAACCAAGCAATTCAAAAAATTGATAACCTTAATGATAAGAGTCTAGATAAATATAAAGATGATTTACAAAATTTAATCATAGATGCGAAAAATCAAAAATCTGTTATGCAAGAATTAGTTGCTACAGGTAAACCAAATATATACGCACCTAAAGAAATAAATATAGGTGCAGGTAAACTAAATGAATTTTCTGATGAGATCAAAAAACTAAAAGGAGTTGAACTTATATCTAAACAAGAAGCAGATGAATTAGCTTCAGCCTACAGAAATATAGAAAGAGCAGTGCAAGTAAACAAGAACCAAGCCTCTATGCCTAAGTATGGACAAGAGTTTTCTTACAGAGAAAGAGGCAGTGAAAAGTATTTTGAAGATGTAGTTTATTATCCTAAAGATGTTCCTTTCGGTTTGAATTACACAGGTGGTCACTACGATAAATTAAAAAATCAAATATTACATACAAGATATGGAATGAGATCTCTCCAAGAAAATCCAAATAAGAAAGTTTACGCAATAGATGAAATACAATCTGATTATAGTAGATCGTTAGAAGATGCAAAGAAGATAGACAAAAGATTAAATCCATTTAACATAGAACAAGAATATGTTTTTTATACAGCACTTATTAAAAACAAAATAAATCAAATGAGAGAGTTAACGGGCAAAGGTTTAAAAATGAGTGTTGATGATCAAAAGAAAGTAAGAGCTTTGGATAATGATATTGAGGAACTTAAAAAAAGCACTGTTAATGCTTTTAACATAAACAATCAAAAATTTAGAGAACTACCACCATACTTACCAATGTTGGAGCGTGCTCAGTACAATGATTATGCTGTGAAGAATTTAATTAAACAAGCAGCAGATGATGGTGTTGAATGGGTTGCAGTAAATCCAGTCGAAAGAATCCATGTTGGAAGAAACATAGGAGGGTCTGGTACTGATAAATATTTTGGTGCTAAAGGTAATTGGAATGTTTATGGCGGTGCAGATGGTAGAGCAGGTATGAGGGGAATAAAAAACAAAAGTATTAAAAAAGGAGATATCACTGAATCAAACTATCAGATGACTGCACAAATCCCTGAGATATTTAAAAAGTTAGCTAAACAATATAACTCGGAAGCTAGAATGATTAAGATATCTAAATCTGATCCAACAAAACCATATAAAATAGTTGAAGAGATTCATAATAAAACTACAGCTAATAAATTAAAATTAAAAGGTGCTGCAAACGAAAGACACATTGCTGCTTTTAAGACACAAGACGAAGCCAACGCTTATAGATCAGGTGGCAAGGATATAAAAGTTATTAATACAGATGATCCAGATAATTACTATAATGCTTTTGCTATCAAAATTACCCCTGAAATGAAGGGCACTCCTTTCAAACTGTACAGAAATCAGGGCGGTCTAGTCGTAGATATATTTGCATGATAATATAAATCTGTTATAACAAAAGGAGATATATATCATGGCAAGTAAAAAAATGAAAAAAGCCTTAGCGTTAGGCCTTGGAGTTGGACTTGGTGCTAAATTTTTAGCAGGCAAAGCAAGAGCTGCAAGTATTGCAGCTAACGAAGCCAAAGAAGCAGGGTTTGCAAACACTAGTAAAAAATTTGACTACATTACTAAGAAAAAAACACCTGAAACTTTTTTGGGTAAAGTCAAAAAAGCAACTAAAAAAATCATAAAAGAAAATATCAACTTAGGACCTGGTATTAATGCAACATCAAAAAAAGGTGGAACATTAGCTGGTGATTATGGTGAAGCATTTTCAGATGAGTTTGGAATGCCTAAAGGTGCTAAAGCTGGTAAAATGATTAAAGCTGTCACTGGAGTTCATGTTGAAGTTGAATCTAGAGGAAACAAACTAGCGAGACCGAAAAAAACTAAAATTTACTAATGGCTGAAGTTGAGAAACAAAACGAGCTTCCAGAAGAGGAAGTTACCGAAGAAACTGAGGTTGTTGTAGAAGGTCCAGAGGACGAAGAAGTTTTTGAAGAAGAACAAGAAACGGCTGATAAATTTTACGACAACCTAGCAGAGGAAATGGATGAACGAACTTTGGGTCGTTTATCATCAACCCTTTTACAAGATTACAAAAAAGACAAAGTATCAAGAGCAGATTGGGAACAAACTTATACAAACGGTTTAGAATTATTAGGTTTTAAATATCAAGATCAAACAAGACCCTTTCAAGGTGCAAGTGGTGTTACACACCCTTTACTTGCAGAAGCAGTCACACAATTCCAAGCACAAGCTTACAAAGAATTATTACCATCAGAAGGACCCGTAAGAACACAAGTAGTTGGTGCAAGAACACCTGAAACAGAAAACCAAGCACAACGAGTTCAAGATTTTATGAACTATATGATCATGGAAAAAATGGAAGAGTACACCCCAGAATTTGATCAGCTATTATTTTATTTACCTTTATCAGGTTCAACATTCAAAAAAGTTTATTATGATGAAATTATGCAAAGAGCAGTTTCTAAATTTGTTCCAGCAGAAGATTTAATTGTACCTTATTATGCAACAGATTTAAAAGATTGTGAAAGAATTACCCACGTTGTAAAAATGGGTGAGAACGATGTTCTTAAAAAACAAAAGGCAGGTTTTTATAGAGATATAGAATTAATGCCCAAACAACCTGAAAAGAATCCAGTACAAGACAAGCTTAATGAATTAGAAGGTATAAAACCTTCAGGACAAAAAGATTATCAATACAATATTTTAGAAATGCATGTTGATTTGAATTTAGAAGAATTTGAAATTGAAAACCCAGAGAAAAATGTAAAAGTTCCATACATTGTAACTATCGATGAAGGATCACAACAAATATTATCTATCTACAGAAACTATAACCAAGATGATCAAATGATGAAACGAAGAGAATACTTTGTTCATTACAAGTTTTTACCTGGTTTAGGCTTCTATGGGTTTGGTTTAATACATATGATCGGTGGATTATCTAGAGGAGCTACCTCAGCACTAAGACAATTACTTGATGCAGGTACTTTAGCTAATTTACCAGCAGGTTTTAAGTCTAGAGGCATAAGAATTAGAGACGATGATCAACCTTTTCAACCTGGAGAGTTCAGAGATGTGGATGCGCCAGGCGGAAATATCAAAGATCAGTTCCAAATTTTACCATTTAAAGAACCAAGTGGCACATTATTTCAACTTTTAGGGTTTGTTGTTCAAGCTGGACAGCGTTTTGCAGCTATTGCAGACATGCAATTAGGTGAAGATAAGCAAAATAGAGCAGTTGGCACTACAATTGCCCTCTTGGAGCGTGGTTCAAGGGTCATGAGTGCTATTCACAAGCGTTGTTACTATGCAATGAGGCAAGAATTTAGACTTTTAAGCAAAATATTTTCTGAATACTTACCTCCTGTGTATCCATATGCAGTTTATGGTGCTGATAGAGCTGTAAAAATACAAGATTTTGACGATAGAGTCGATGTAATACCTGTTGCAGACCCAAATATCTTTTCAATGTCACAAAGAGTTACTTTAGCGAATGAAAATTTGAAAATAGCTATGTCAAATCCTCAAATGCACAATCTTCACGAAGCATACAGACGTGTTTATGAAGCTTTAGGTACAAGACAGATTGATACTTTGTTAAAACCTGCAGAAATACCTATTCCTGAAGATCCTGCAACTGAAAATGCAAAAGCATTACAGATGAAAATGTTAAAAGCTTTTCCAGAACAAGATCATGATGCACATATAGCTGCTCATAGAGCTTTTATGGGAACGAGAATGGTTCAAATTAATCCAATGGTATATGCTTTGTTACAAGGTCATATTTCTGACCATATTGCAATGAAAGCGCACGGAGAAGTAGGTGCAGCGATACAAGAAGATCCAAATATGCAGATGATGCAACAACAAGATCCTCAAGGTTTCAAAGTTCAATTTGATAGTATGGTTGCAAAACGTGTTGCAGAGATTACTCAACAATTAGCTATGGAAGAAATGGGATCACAAAAACCTGATCCATTAGTTCAATTGAAACAAAGAGAACTAGATCTTAAAGCAATGGATATGCAAAGAAAAGCAATGGAAACCCAAATGGATTTTGATGTTAAAGAATCTCAATTTGATGAAAAACTTGATCTTGAAAAAATGAAAGTTGAAAACCAAGAACAACAATCTGATGATCGTTTAAAAGTAGCGAGAGATAAGTTACAATTACAAGCAATGCAGATGGAAAGAAGAAATGCGAAAAAAAATTAGAAAATTTAAAGGCGGAGGAATGGATGCCTCTAAATCAGACTTTAAAAGTCCGTCAAGCAAGGGCTCTGATCACTCACACTCAAGGTTTGAAACAGGCTCTGGATATTATGGAGAAACAGTAACAAATACTGGTGGTGGCGGAGGCACTACCATAACAAATAATCCACCACCCGCTGCTACAACCAAAAGTAAAGGTGTAAATCCTGTTACAACAGGATTGAATATTGCTGGCTCATTAATTGGTAAAGTTCCTTTTGTTGGATATGCTGTAGAAGGTCTAAACAAACTTCAAAAAAAAGCTAGACTTCAAACTGCAAAAGGTGAAGACATATTAGGAAGAACTAAAAAAGGTAATGCAGGAATGCCTATAACTAGAGATTATTATAGAACCACAGGAAAACCAATTGATGTAATGAGTCCTGCTGGAAAAAGTTACATGAAAGATGCAGGATTATTAAAAAATCCAACTCCACCAACTGGAGGCGATAATAATAACAACATGCCAGGTTTATGTCCTGATGGGAGTAATCCTCCATGTAAAACTCCTGTTACTCAAATAAAACAACCTGTTTCAAAACCAAATCCTTTCCTAGCTGGTTTTAGAGCATATGACGATGGTGGTGAAGTTGTGATATCATCTAATGTAGATAAGGATTTATTATGATAGGAAAAAAATCAGGACCACCACCAAAGAAAGGGCCTAATCCTAATATACCACCAGTGAAATTTGGTGAAGGTGGAATGAAGTGTCCTCATAGAGAATCAACTAATAAAAATGTTTATCCTGGAAATAATAATATACAAGTCAAAGGTTTTAAATTTATAGGTGTAAGATAATGTTAACGTGGTTGCTAGATTTTATTAAGACTTTGCTTTTTAAACCAAGAGTATACGAATCAAAAAAAAGAATTTTATATCCTTGTTGGAAACATGAAAAATTTAAAAAGGGTTGTATCCTTTGTAGGAATTTAAATCATGGTTACTAAATATATTGGAAGTATGATTGCAAAAAGAGTCTTAAAAAATAGACCAGACTTACATAAAAAATTTGATGATGCTTTTGATAATGAAACTGATTTAACATCAAGTGTTAATTCAAGAATAGATCAAGCTTTAAGATACATTAGAAGTTTTGACAAAAATAAAAAATCTCAAGGTGGAGAAATAATAATTAAGGGTGGAGACTACATAAAAGA